CAATGCCATTTCTTCTGAGTTTTCAAATAATCCAAAAGCAGTACCACCAGCAGATCCTCCAGAGATTGCAGCTAACATGTCGTCAAAATCCAAAGCAGTTTGTCTTTGTAAGAACAACATGTTTTCTTCAATAGCTCCTTGAGTATCTAAGTTTTTCAAGATATCATCGAAGGCATCTAATCCAGCAGCAGCAGTAAACCCAACGTTTACATTACCACGATCTTCGATAGCTGCAAATAAACCTTGAGTACCAGGTAGTTTACTAGCTTGGTAGTTACCAGTTCCAGCATTAGTATTTAATTCGCCTTCTACTAATGACATTTCTAGGTAATCTTCAAAACGTAATCTTGTTTCAGACTCAGCTTTTAAATACCATAAATATCCAGAAGCACCGTCTTCAGTAGAAACTTCAACCCAACCTATTTGAGCCATATCAGAACCACTGATTACGTATTGATTACGAATAATAACTGGTGAATTTGCATACTGAGTAAACTGAGGAGTTACAGAAACTCTAGTAGCTGAATTACCAGCTCCAGTTCCAATTGTAGTTCCTTTAGTATAATCAGATCCATATACAAAGATTTTCAAAGTTGTAGATGAAGCAAATACAGTTTGTACGTCAGAACCAGTATAAAGTTGAACAGCAATATGTCCAGCATCAGCTAAAGCACCACCATTAATAGTAGGTACATCAGTTACGATACCTTTAGCTTCTGTTCCGCTAACTACATCCATAATAACGATTGTATCATTGATAGAAATAACGTTAACTACAGTAGTTCCGTTTACACCCGTTAAGTCTAAATGTGTAGCATTACCAAGGTTTGCAGCTACATCATTGTATGCAATATGCAAACGGTTTTGCTCAGACCAAATAACTTGATCAGATGTCATTGGCATTTCAGCGCCAACCATTCTTAAAAATCCAGATAATGTACGATTTCCGTAGCGCTCTACTTCTTGCTCGTAAATCTCTGGTAAGTATTGTTGCGCAAAGTCGTTGTCACCTTCGTCGAATTTTAAGAAGTTAGTGTCAAGCAACTGTTGCTTTTGAGATGGGATAATAGACCCAAATTGTTTGTTCAAACTCATAATATTAAGTTTTTATTAGTTAAATTTTCTTGTTTTTATTTTTAGCTTTGTAGAGTCAGCGCCAGAAATAGCTTTAACCTTCATACCGCCAATAAACACATCTCCTTGAGTAGTCCTAGCCTTAGTGTCACTCAAGTTTTTTGATTTGTTTACAACGTCTTTTACAGCGTCAGCTTTTCCTTGCTCATAAAAATGAGCGGCAATCTTATCTACATTTTCAGCAGCATAAATAGCCTTGTGATAACCATTAACGTCTTGAACATTACCATTTTCGTCTAGGAACTTCCCAACGAGGTTTGTTATATTAGACTGGCTTTCTGCAACTTTATCAACATTTTGAATATTGTACTTATATTTCCTCTCACCGACATTGATATCAAAACCTTTGAAATCATCGCTAAAAAGCTTTTTTGTATTATCCTTAAAAATTTGATGCTGTTGCTCAGCTTGTTCTTGCTCCTTGTTATATCTATTGAAAAAATCCATGGCTTTTTGTTGTTCCTGAGTTACGCCGGGTCTCAACTTGATTTCGTCGTAATATTTACTCTTGGTTTCTTCCAAAAAGTTTTTGGCTTTCGCAACTTCTTCTTTAAACGCAAGTTTCTTTTTGCGTATATCCTTATCTTCGTCGATGTCTTCATCATAGTCAAAATCTTCTAACAGAAGTTCAACGTCTGAATTATCTAAGTAAGGTTTATTCTTTTTATAATACTCTTTTAAAAGAGTTTTATCGTCTACATTACTGTAATCAGCATTTAGACGAGTATAATCTTCTATTGTCCCACCAGTTTCTTCCATGAATGAAACTAACTTTTCAATATTCTCTGGCAATGGTTTGCCTAATACTTTTTCATCTCTTATAGCTTCTTTAACTTCTGCTTCAACTTGTTTAACTTCAGCTTCTGTTACTTCTTGGATTGGAGAAAACCCTTCAGTAGTCTCGTTGGACTCTTGTATAGGTTCTCCCACCTCTGTGCTATCTCCGGATGGTTCTTCCACAGATACCTCCTTTGTTTCTCCGACTTGAATGGCATCTTCTTCTTTTTTTATTACTACTTTTTTAACCTCTGGTTCTAGTTCAATCAAAGGTTCTTTAGGATTAACATTTACTTTAGTTACGTTATCCTGTGTTTCGTTTAATTTTTTAGGTGTTTTCTTTTTTGTTTTTAACTTAAACTCACCTTCCTGTTTAACAGGTTCATTTGTTTTTACTTCTGACATAATATAATATAATTAAATAATTAAATAACGTTTTACATAAACGCGTTCATACCAGCGTCTGGCTGATTTTCAAAGTCTATTGGTAAACCATCGTTATTTCTTTGGCTTATCATTTCACTTTGTTGCGTACCTTCCATTTTTATACGCTTGTCTTTTCTATCTTCTTTTTGTTGTTCTTTTTGAGCTTGACCTTGAACTTCAAGTTGCTTTAATTGCATATCAAACTGATGCTGCATTTGCATTTTCTGTTGATCAAGTTGTGCTTGAATTTGCATTTTTTGAATCTCCATTTGAGTTCTAGCTTGTTCGTATTGAACTTTAGAACCGCTAATAGCCTCTTGCTTTTGAACTTCGTTCATTGCAATTTTTTCATTAGCATCGGCTTGAGACTCGGCTTGAGCTCTAATATTAGCTTGATTATTCTCTTGGTCTTTCTTAGCTTTAGCCTTACGCTTAACCTTTAATAATTGATTAGCTAATTTAAGATTTTTAATCTGTCTTAAATCTATAGCATCTTCAAGATCAATACCTCCTTGCTGTAATGCAACTTGTATATTAGCCTCTAGTTGAGCTTTTTCTTCATCGTCTGGTTCTAACTCTAAGAAAATACCAAAGTCATGTAAATTTAAATTAACAACTTCTTTTAATGTATTAACATTGTAATTACTAATAGAATTAGTAAGCGACTCAGCTGTCAATGGAAACTCTAGTGCGTCTGCTATTTTAAGAGCTATGTTTTCAGCTACTCTAAGAGTTAAATAAGATGATGACTGCTTGATATGTCTAGTAGCAACATTAGATGCGTTAGCAGCCATTTTTTGTAAACCTACTAAAGTGCTTTTGTCTGGCGTGCTACCGTCTCTAGCCTCGTTGAGTCCCGTCACATCACGTATCATCTGTAAGTAATACTGATACGTATTTATAAGACTTTGTATTTTACCTTGACCAGAACTAGAGTTTAATTCTTGAATCGGTACTTTACCTCTGTTTAAGTCACCGTCTTGAGTTAAGCTTCTACCTACAATAGAACCAGTTTGGAAATACATATTCAATGCTTCAGCTGGGTTGTAGTTTGTTCCATTACCAAGATCAACCTCTGCTAAACCGTCCATATCTAAATAAACACCATCTGGCACTATTCTAGACATTACCTGCTGTAGCTTTAAATGTGTTATTTGAATCATATCAGCAAAGCCAATACATTTGCTAACTAAGCTTTCTATTCTACCTTTATACATTCTAGGTGCACATATAGAATAATTCATTTTAACTTTAGTAGTGTCAGCGTAAGGTCTTGACATGTTCTCTGCTAGTTCCCATTTAAGCATTGTATCAGTTCCTAATACTTTAGCTCCGCTGTATAAAACCTCTATTGATCTTGATACTCTTTCAAAGTTATCATTTTCAGGTGGATTAAACGTATCTGGCTTCTCAATAGCTTTTAACAGACCTTGATCTGTTTTCTTAATTTTAAATACTTGATTGTGATATGTCTTGTAATCAAAGTATAAAACCTGTACAGTATTCTCGTCGTATCCACCCCAGCCAGTAACATATTGTCTATTACCTGGCATTTGTTGTATACGCTCTAATTCTTTTTCAGATATATTTGGAAACTCTTTTTTAAGCTCTGGTATTGTTATAGACTTTATTTCACCTACGTAATATATATCTTCGAAGTTAGGATCTTCTGTATATGAATAAACCATATAAGCTGGATCTACATAGTCAATAGTAATACCGTTAGCTGTGTTAAAGTTTGTTTTAGCAGCTGCAATACCACAAACTGCTAAATCCATATTAAGTCTACGCTTTGTAAGCTCATATTTATTTTGAGCCATAACAGAGGATATAGCTTCTTCTTCAGCTATTTCTATGCTTTGCTTATATGATAACTGCATATGAAGCTCTAGCTCTTCTTCGCTCTCAGGTAATAAATCAGGGTTTGGTACTTGATATAAGTCAATACCTAGATTTGTTTTTAAATTATCTAAGTACTCTTTAGCTAGCATGTCTTCATATATCTTAGAAGCATACTCAGTTCTTTTCTTTATAGATTCAGGATCTTGAGCATAAGCTTTAACATCGTAAGAGTGTGCTGATATACCATTAACAACAATATCTACAAATTTAGATAAAATAGGTACAGGCTTCCAGTCTAAATTAAGATAAGACAAATCACCATTAATAGACAACTCATCTTTATATTTTTGAACAGGCTGCTCTCCTCTGGCATATAGCCTTAGTGTGTTAAAGTTATTCCAGTTGGTTAAATAAGCGTTACCGTTAGTTCTACCTGACTTGAACCATTCATACTCAATAGCCATAGCAACTTGACTTCCGTACTCTATGCTTGCTTTTTCAGCATCACTAACTACTTGACTTGGAAAAGCGCTATTTGAATTAGTATATATATTCATTTAACTTATTATTTTTGATGTAGTTCCCCTGTTGTCATATCTTTTGATACCTAAATCTACAGGTTTTAAAATTCTTTTATTTACTGGTGAATATCTATGTTTGTTACAAGCCATAAGCGCTAAACCAGAACTTATAGAAGCATCATGCTTTGTTCTATTGTTTATATTAAATTTAGCCCAGTCTTCTAATGTTCTTTGAAAATAAACATCACCATAACCTGTTTCTTTTAGCCCAACAAAATGCTCTATATAACTTTCTATAGCAGAAGCATGAGCTTGTTTTATATCTTCACTAGAATTTGGTATACCACCTAGTTCTTTTTCTGTTACTGACAACTTACTATAAGTTCTATCTGGTCTGTTCATTGCAAATCCTCTATAACCTCTACGTTTAAAATAGTATAAAAGTCTTGGTTTGTTATTTTCTACTAGTATTGGCATACCATAAAATATACAAGCCATTAGTACATCTTCAAAAAATATCTCAGCTGTTTGAGGTCTAGCTATATATTCTAAAAAGAAATGGTTTGCTGGCGCGTCTTCCATTGAGAACTTGGTTAAGCCGTGTAAAGATCCTTTAGAACCTCTTTTGTCTACAGTACCTGATATATCATAAGGGTCGCAACCAAAAGCACCTATATGTTCGTTGCTCGGGTAATTAATACCATTTTTTTGATATCTTTTGTTTTGCAGATGAACCGCCGGTACCCAAGTTAATAAAAATCTTCCGTTGTTATTTGGTACAAATATAACTTTTGTATCTTGCTCGCCGTTTTCCCATTGAAAACTACCTTTTGTTACACTTATAGAATTTTTAAGATCTTCATTAAAATCTATCTGCTCGTATATCTTAGTTAGATTAAATAAAGATTCTTTTGACTCATCTCTAAAAGCGTGTTTTGTAGTGCGTGGAAACTGTCTATAAAATTCATTTAAAGCATCTTGATCTTGCTTTAATCCCTCTACTTCGTTGTCCCAATACTCTATTACACCTAAATCTATTTCTTCACCTTGCGGTCCTTGTATTGATTTTTTAGGCGTGTCGAAGACAGGTAATCCATAAGAATCAATGTATCCTTCGTAATTCCACTCCATAGGTATAAACAAGCTATATAATCCAGAGCGAGTTTGTCCATTCGCATTTCGTTGAGTGACGTCCGAGTCATTGTATAATTTTTTAAAGTTATCACCGCCTTTGTCTAATGAGTTACTAGTTGAACCCATCATGCACTTACCGATAATTCTAGAACCTAATCTAAGACAAGTTTTGGTAACACGCCAGTTGTTTAATATATTATTAGGTCTTTCCCACTTACCACTCTCATCGTGGACTAGTAGTCTTAGTTTCTCCCCGTCGTACGAGTTGTCCCCTGTGTTCTTCCAGTCGATCGTGGTGTCGAGACCATCGAGCTCTCTGAGCGATTCGTTTGTCTCAAGCTTCTTACGGGTGTACTTTGTCGCGGGT